AACTTAAAATTAATTCAAGAACCATCACTGTTATAGCAGATGAAATGAATTTAAGAGAAGAAACTAACACTAGTTTAAATGTATGTAATGGAAAATTCTTTAATGTAGATGAATTAGATTGTTGGATAACAGGACTAAAAACTAAAAAATGAAAAAAATCATAAAAGATATTAAGTGGGAGATATTATGTTTTAAAAGGAAAATTAAAAATCTAATCCGTTGGTTTCCAATTATATGGAAAGATAGAGATTATGATGATTCTTATATTTTAGAGATATTAAAGTTTAAACTATCTAATCAAGCAGAATATATTAGTAAAAGTGATGGACATACAAAATCACAATATGATGCATCTAGAATGAGACTTTGTGTAAGACTTATAGAAAAAATTCAATCTGAATATTATCAATTAGAATATATGCATTATTTTAAAAATAAATTTGAATTTATAGATAGTGTAGATTATCCTAATTGTAAAGAAATGCAAATAACAGAACTTTCTAATAATTTTGAAGAATATGTTGTTAAACATTATTCAACTTATAAAAGAGTTATTACAAAACATCATTGTAAAGATAGTAAATCCACAGCACTAAAGATGTCTTATGAAGTACATCAAAAAGCAAAAAGAATATTATTTGAATTATTAAACATTCATCTTGAATCTTGGTGGGATTAAATAACTTATTATATAATTAACAAAAACAAGCTATTTATAACATTATATAACAAGTTATGAATAATTAATATAATAACTAGAATAACAATTTAAAAAGAAATAAGATGAGTAAACAAACAGCAGTAGAATATTTAGTAGAAAAATTAAATCAATGTGAGCCATTTTATAGTGGTGTATTATCACTTAATCATAAACATCATATTGATGGGTTAATTGAACAAGCCAAAAAAATGGAGAAGGAGCAACTATTAGATATGGGTAATCAATTTGCAATAATGGGTGAAGATAGTCCTGAACAATACTATAACGAAACATATAAAAATAAATAATTATGAAAGATGAATGGCAAATATTTAATATAAAGTATTTAGTATTACCTATGTGTATATTGATATTTGGATTATTAATAGGATTTGGAATATCTGATTATAAACATAAATCAACTAAGCATTATCCAATAGAAGTAAAATGTCATTGGAAAACAGATCAATGTTCAGGTTACCCAACTATGGATGCAGATAGTGTAAAAGGTGATACTATTTACAAAGATGGATTAAGAATAGTAAGTAATAACATTATAAATATAAAATTTAAATAACATGACATCAATAGAATGGTTATTAAAAGAATTAGAGAAATTTAATCACCCAACAGAAGCAATGATTATATATGCTAAAAATTTACATAGACAAGAACTTAGTAAAACTTGGGATGAGTCTATGAGTAATTTAGATGCTAGAGGGGGAAATATAGCAAGAGCTTGGGCTGATTTTGATGAATATTATGAACAATTAAAACAAGATAGTTAAAAATGGAAAATAAAAAACATATAATAGAAGTTGGATTTGAAGAATTGTGTTTAATTGAAAGAGCATTAGAACTTTATGGTAGAGTTGGAATGTTACAGTTTGATTATCTTGTATTATGTAATAGTTTACAAACTCAAATATGGAAAAAAGAACTATCTGCTGAGTTTCGTGATAAAGCTGATGACCTTAAATCTGTATTTGGATATACTCCTGATTCTAATCCAGGAATATTTAACACAGAAATAGTAGGTGATGATTGTAGAACAGCTATTGATATGTATCAAACAATCAGACACCAAAGATATTTAGATAGAATGAAAGAAAATCCTGAAGAAGAAAGTAAATATTATGGTACACATAGTTCACCAGCTGATACTTGTCAAATAGGTGAAATGAAAATACCAGACTTTAAAATTAAAGATTAAAAAATAGATAACAAATGAAAACAATAACAATTGATGGGGTAGAATATAATCTTACTCCTATTGAAAAACAATCAAAGCCAATTATATTAGAACAACATATAAAGTTTGAAGTCTATCCTAAAGACTTAGGTCAACATAATTGGGAAGATGCAAAGAAATTATGTGAAGATTTGGGAGATGGTTGGAGATTACCTACAAGAGAAGAATTGCATCTGATGTGGTTAAATAGAGATAGTATTGAGAGTTTTGCCGCTGCCAACTATTGGAGTTCCAGTGAGGACGGTAATAGCTTCGCCTGGCTTCAGCTCTTCAACAATGGCAATCAGTACAACAACTTCAAGTACAACACAAACTTTGTTCGAGCGGTAAGAAATGTTAAATAACTAAAAACATTACAATGGAAATACAAAAAATAGCAGCATTTGATTACGTTTTAAATAATTTAATATGAAAGATTTAAGATTAACACTATTAAAACAAGCTAATCAAGAAGAAACTAGACAAGCTTGTTTACATTATTTAGGAGATAAATTTCAAAAATATGATGAGCAATTAAAATTGAATAGTTTCTGGAAAACTGATATAGGTAAAATATTATCTTATGGAGTACATGAACATGTTCATGGAGCTTCAAAAATACAGTTATGTTGTTCTCTAATATTAAAGCAAATAGAAAATAAAAATTTATCTGAAGAAGATATTGTAAAATATGTAAATAAAATAAAAGAAGGAGCTAAAACATGTTCAGAATCTATTGATTATATTTATAAACAAATTAAAGAATTATAATACTAAACATTAACTTAATATGAAAGGAATATACTTAACAGAACAAGGTAAACAAGAGATTGAAGCTAAGATAGCTGAATTAGAAAAATATCAACATACTTCTGATGACATTGAAGGATATAGTGATGAAGATTGTTTTTATATTGGAGAAAGAAGTGGTGAAATTTTCACATTGAAAGAAATTCTAGCTTCAGTAATAGTATTACCTGAAAAATCAAATTGGATTATAAGAGAATTATTAGAGGAAAGTAAAGTTTCAATTAAACAAATATTATCTAGCATAGGTAAAGATGGAATAAAAATAAAATAAATCATGACAGCACAAGAATTAATAAATTACTGGAAACAAAGTTTAGAATCAGAAAAAATACAACTTGATAATCTTGATTGGGCAAGACTTGTTTTTAATGAAGAAGGTGATGTTGTAGTGGAAAATGAACATGGAACACAGTTTTCTGTTTTAGACTTGTCTGAAAATGAAATTCAAATTTTTTATTCTAATATTTAAGACTATGACACAATATATATTACACAAATTACCAGAAGGGTTTATTATAACATCTAATCAACAACCTGTAAATGGATTGTATTTAGACACATATATTAATAAAGTTAAAAATACAAATGGAGCAGAGTATGAGATAAATGAAATAACCAAACAGGTAATAGCACAACAAGACCAAATAGATTTTTCTAACTTAACAGAAAAAGAACAGGGAGAAATTGGATGGTTTGATGTTGAGAGGATATGTGTTAAAGATTTAGAAGGTCTTTACGGTACTATTTCAGATATAGAACATATTAGTGAAACCTATGTTAGTGGTTTTAAAACAGGGTTTTATGTTGCACAAGAACTTCTATCTGATAAAAGGTTTACCACGGAAGATGTGTTTAAGTTGATGGAACTTTTACGGGATACAGAGAGCAGAATGATATTTGAAGTTAAAACAAGAAAGTTTGTATCTCAACCTAAATCATGGAATATAGAAATAGAAACAGAATGTTCTGTGTGTGGTTTAACTGGTGTACATAAGATGTCTTGTAAAACACCTTCTCTTAGAACTCAACAACTTAGATTAAATAACGGAAAAATTAAAATAACTAAAATATTATGAGTACAATACCTACAGCAGAAGAGTTTCTTCAAGACCATCATCAAATAAGTCATTTTTATGATGATAAAACAAACAATATGGTGTGTTTTAGTGATGATGTTCAAAAAGCAATGATTGAATTTGCTAAACTTCATGTAAAAAAAGCATTAAAAGAAGCAAGTGAAAGTAGATGTGTAAAAATGTTAGAAAAAACATGGTATGAATATTCTTTAGAACCTGGTACAAAAATTTTAGCCAGAATAAACATTGCAGTTAATAAAGATTCTATATTAAACTCTTATCCATTAACTAATATAAAATGAACGGAATATACATAACAGAAGAAGGTAAACAAGAGATTGAAGCTAAGATAGCTGAACTTGAGAAGGATAGGCAATATTGGCTGGATAATACTATTAAAAATATTAGGAATCCTAACTATAACAGTTTAATGGATTCTATAAATCAAGCTAAAGCTGAACAGGCAGCGTTTTTGTTAAAAGAAATTCTATCATCAGCAACAATAACTTACCAATTATAAAACCTATGAAGAAGCAGAACTTGCATGTCTTAAAAAATTAATAGAAATAGTTAAAAAACAAATAAGATGACATACAAAGAAAAACTCAACTACATGAGAATAGCCTCAGCAATAATAGGGTAACTTCAAGTCCAACGCAGGCTATGTTCGTCCAGTTAGAGATATATAAAAATTTAAAACAATAAAATTATGACAGTATTATTATGTGTAGTTGCTTATATTATAGTAACTTTAATCAATAGAAAAATATATATAAATTTACAAAAATTAGATAAATATTATTATCCTAATCCACCAGCTATATCTGCATGTTTTATGTTTTTATTAGGAACAATTATATTATTATGTCTATATGCATCAGAATGTAAAACATCATCATTTATTGATAGATTGTTTAAATACATTCCAAAAGAAAAAGATAAAAAAATAAAAAATGATGAAGAAGACAAAAGATGGAGTGGATGTTAAAATAACTAAAGATGATATACAACTACAAGCAATTTCCACTATACTAACTAATAAAAGATGCACTTGTGCATTAAGTATGGGTGTTGGTAAAACTTATCTTGGTTTACAATATCTAAAATATCTTCAATATTTAAGTAAAAATAAAAAACTTCAAATTCTTATTGTAGCACCCAAAAAAACTGTTATACAAAGTTGGAAAGATGAAGCCACAAAATTTAATATTGAAAGTATTTTAGAAAATGTTGTGTTTAGTACTTATCTATCACTTAGCAAACAAACAATTGATTTTGATGTTATTATATTAGATGAATGTCACAATCTTTTATTTAGTCATGATGATTATTTAAAGAATGTTAATTCTAAAATATTAGGATTAACAGGAACTCCACCACGTTATATTGATTCAGAAAAAGGATGGATGGTAAATAAATATTGTCCAGTTAAATTTGAATATTTAACAGATGATGCTGTTGGAGATAACATCCTTAATGATTATAAAATTTATGTTCACTATTTAAGTCTTAATAGTAATAAAGAATTAGAAGTGACATATAAAACAGGTAGTTTTATGACTTCTGAAGTTGCTAATTACCTTTATTGGACTAAAAGAGTGGATGATGCAAGACCAGGTAAATCTAAACAAATAGCTTCTATTATGAGAATGAAAGCTATAATGGAGTATTCTAGTAAAGAAGAATATGCTAAAGAACTATTTAATCAACAAACTGATAAATGCATATTATTTTGTAACACTCAAGTTCAAGCTGATAGACTTTGTTCTCATTCCTACCATAGTAAAAATTCTGATAATGAAGAAAATCTTATTAAGTTTAAAGATGGTGTCATCACTAAACTAAGTTGTGTATTGCAACTTAGTGAAGGTATTAATATACCTAATTTAAAATCAGGTATTATTATGCATTCATATGGTAATGAACGTAAATCTCAACAACGTATTGGTAGGATGATGAGATTAAATCCTAAAGAAACAGCCACTATACACATCTTATGTTATGAAAATACTGTAGATGAATTTTGGGTGAAGAGTGCACTAAAAGATTATGATCAATCAAAAATTATACATTTAAAAAATTAAAAAAAATGGGTAAATATTTAGATTTTAAAATTACAACTTGGAAAAGACTTATATTAAATGATAATCAAGATTTGGAAAAAACAATTTCTGAATTATATGAAGGATTTACACCTTATGACATTGAATCTAAAGAATGTGAAAATTTATATGATACAGAAGAATTTATGAGTGTTCATGAAAATGATGGATGTAGTACAATAGAAATATATCAAAATGATAAATTAATTTGGGATAATAGTTATATTTCAGAAATAAATAGAAAATTAAAAAATGATAACAACATTAACTAGTGAAGAATGGGATGAAGAGTTTATCCCTATAATGGATGGAGAATCATATAAAGACTTTCATCCAAAAGTTGTAAATGATGATGAAAAAAAAGTTTTAGAAAAAGCTTTATTAGAAGATAAAGTATGGACATTATTAGAAGGTGATACTGAAGATTTGTTTTTAGCAAATGGATTACATTATGTAAATAGACTTGATGTATATATCACTGAAAAACCATATGATAGAAATTTAATTTATGAAATAAACTGGGAATACTAATGATAATAATTATAACAATAGGAATAGTTACAAGTATAACTGTATATTTATTGATTTCAAAGAATACTGATCAACATAACAAACATAACAAACATACAAAATGATTAAATGGCTATTAAAACCATCTGGAACATGTCCAATTCAAGCTCAAGGATATTTTTTAGGTAAATATTTTTATTTTAGAAGTAGATTTAATACATCTATAATTGAATTTTCAAATAAAAAATTAATTTATTATAATGATTATGATATTGACAAAACATACATTCTCAAAAGAACTAATGACTATGAAGCTGGATTTTTAAATTTAAATTTTTGTAAATTGTTGATTTATAAAGGTTGTTTTTTATTTATGCTCCATCTTATTAAATCTAAAATTAAAGAATTATGCAAGCTATAAAAATTGATCCAATAAAACAAGAAGTTAGTCTTGTGGAAATAGACGGGAGTCTTGAAAGTATATATAAAGAATTAGATTGTACAACATTTACATGTCCTTCTATATTAGATAATATGGATAGTTTGTATGTTGATGATGAAGGATTATTTGTATCAGAATATAAAGGAGCTTTTTATTTTAATAATTTTCCACAAATGCTATTTGGTAATGGATTGTTAATGGGTTCTGATGAAGAAGGTGAAAGTATAGATGTAAAAAGCACATTGGAAGAAGTTAAAAATAAAATTAAATATGTTCCTGAAGACACTGGAAGATATGTATTAGAAACATTTCAAACTACAGGTAGTACTTTTTAAAATTAGATTATGAGTAATAATAGTTTTTATGGAAAATTAATAAAAAAAAATGGTAAACTCACCCACTATAAAGATGCTGAAAAAAAGCTGTATGAAGATTTTGTCAAAGAGATACCTGAAGGGAGTATTATTGATTTTTATTCGGAAGTGCAAACAAATGATGGTAACTTGGCACAAATGGCAAAAATTCATGCTATAATTAGAGATTTAGCTAATCATACAGGATATACATTTGATGAAATGAAACTATATACAAAAGAAGAGGCTGGTATGTGTTATACCAGCCCTGATGATTCTAAGTTGATTTGTAAATCTTTTGGAGATTGCTCTAAAGAAGAATTAAATATGGTTATTCAGACACTTCAGATGATTGGTCTGAAGGTGAACTTTCCTGTGATGTAATAGGAGATGCTTCTGTTACCATTTCAGATAACATATCTTCCATTGGTCTATAATCTACCAATCCTTCTTTATCAGCTTCTTCAAATACAGTTCTGATTAAGACTTGAATAGTGGCAATAGCTCCCATCCAAGGTTCTAAAGGTTGCTTGTCTTTGATTAGTTGTTCAATTTTAGATACATCTTCTTGAGTTTTACCCTCAATTAAGATTGGGATAATAGCACCAAGTTGTTGTACAAATCCTGTACCCAATTTAACATTTACAATTGCTTCTTTTTTAAGATAGGGCATCATATCCTGACTATCTAACTTTGAGGTTGTTTCTGACATATTAATTATTTTTATACAAAAATATAGAATGAATACTACAATACCAAATATTGAAGAAATTAAATTAAAATTTATAGAATTATTAAATGAATCTGGTTGGTCTTCACAACTCAGAGCATTTTTACATAGCCAAGAGTTTACAAATATTATTGAAAAACTATGGTTGTTAAAAACAGATGATAGGAGATTTACTCCACCACTAAAAACAGTATTTAAAGCATTTCAAGATTGTAAATTTGATGATGTAAAAGTGGTAGTGTTGGGTCAGGATCCATATAGTCAGTTGGGTGTAGCTAATGGAGTGGCATTTTGTTGTGAACTTCCAGGTAAAGTGCAACCAAGTTTGAGATATATATTAAAAGCAGTTAATAGAACTGTGTATTTAAGAGATGAAAAAGAAGAATTAAATCCTAGTCTTAAACATTGGACTGAACAAGGTATATTACTTCTTAACACATCATTAACATGTGAGATTGATAAACCAGCATCTCATTATGAAATATGGAATGATTTTATTACATATGTCATAGATGTATTAAATACAAGAAAAGAAAAATTAGTTTTCTTACTCTTAGGTAAAAGAGCACAAGAATTTGAAGATTTAATTGATACAGAAAAACATTATGTAGTTAAAGCATCTCATCCTGCATCTGCTGCTTATGCAAATGAAAGAATGTGGAACAATAATGATTGCTTCAACAAAATAAATGAATTATTAACAGAAAAAATAAAATGGTAAACAAAAACAAAATGGCAACACAAAAAATTGATTTAAAACTATCAGCTTTGTTAGAAGATCTTGACAATGGATTAACATGGTTTAAGAAAGAAGATGTTGGATATGGAAATATTCAAGAGAAATATGAAGCAACAGAATTTCATATTAAAATTATACAAAAACATCCTAAGTTGGTAAATGTACAACCTAATATTAAAATATTTAATATTATAGATGATGTAAGTGGTAGTGATTATGATGTAGATAAAACTCCTATTATTGTTGAATCACAAAAAACAGAAGAGATTATACCAGCAGCAACATTAAAAACTGAAACAGAAACATTCTTTAATCTTTAAAATAAATAAAAAAAATGGAATTAGTAACATTTGATAAAATAATTGAAAATATAGAATTAGAACTTGAAAATGATGTAGTTTCTACACCACTAGTAAAAGTAAGAAAAGCAAGAAAAGTAGGATCAGGAAGAAAACAATTGTACACATCTAAATGTGTTTCATTTGTTGCATCTGTACCTTTAGAAGCTATTGATGAATTAAAAGATTTTACAATAAATCTTAAAGCAAAATATAAAAAATAATAATGACTTATAAGTTTAATATAGGTGATCAAGTTAAAATTATAAATATAGGAAGTGGATGTCATTATGATTCTTTACATCATGCTGTAATTATAACTGAACAAGGTGTGTATGCTAATAAACCTGGTTACAAAATAGATAATATAACAATACAAACTAACACCAAAGATGGTAGTTTTAATGGTATGATAGGTGAAGAAAGTTTTGAATTAATACAAAGTAATAAAATAACAAAAATAAATAAAATGGCTATTAATAAACCAAAAAAAATTACAAAATCAAAAGTTGCAGAAACAAGAATTATTGATAGTTCTCTTATCAATAAAGATGAAGTATTTAGAATGTTAGCATTAGCAGAAGCTACACAACTTCCTCTGTTATTAGTTGGAAAACCTGGTACAGGTAAAACAAAAACCGTTATAGAATATTCTAAAGCATGGTTACAAAAAGATGGTTCTACTGTAACCAATCAGGACTTTATGAATAAATTATATATATTAGAAACTGATGAGGGTACTAAAAGTAGTGAAGTCAAAGGTATGCCTAATCTTCAAGTCCTATTTACAGAAAATAAATATGAAATAACTGCTCCTATCAGTACAGCTGATATTGTTGTGGTTAATGAGGTGGATAAAGCTAGTAGCAATGTAAGAAATTCTTTGTTAGGTGTAATGAATGAGAAGTTTTTGTTTAATGGTAAATATAAAATGCCATGTAAATGGAAATTATTTGTAGCCACTTGTAATGAAATTCCTAAAGATGAAGTTAATAGTCCATTTTGGGATAGATTTATTCTTAAAATGAATGTATCTAGAGTTAGTGCAGGTGAGCTATCTAAATATTATTCAGGAGGTTGTAAAAACTATTCTGAAAAAATTGAATTAGGAGTTCCTAATAAAACAGAAATGGATAGTTTAGTTATTCCAGCTAGTAAACTTGAGAAATTCTTAGAAGTGGGTTACACTCATCTCTCAGATAGAACTTTAACTTTTGTGCCTACATTGGCTAGAGCTGTAAGTTTTATTTGGAACATCAGTATAGATAAAGCTTTAGTTAAAGTGGCATCTATTATGATTAATAATGCAGCAGCATCTTCTCTTCAAGATAAATTGTACACTCAAGAAATTAAGAATGTTCTTAATAGAATTGAGCAATTACAAAGTTATAATAATGAATCTTCTCTTAACCAAGCCTTAACAGAAATTGAAGGTTTAATTTCTGGATATGCAGCTCAAGGTAAGATTAATCAACTTGAAGTGGATGAAATAGAAACTACTCTATCTTATGTATTAGATTCTCATCCTTGTCATAATCCATCCTCTGATACTGAAGATGCAGTGTTAAAAATGATAGAAAAAGAAGAAGAAGCAACATCTATTGCATTTGATGAACTTCCTTTCTAATAAATAATAACTAATAAATGGGGTGTATCAGAGAGATTATTCTTTTTGATACACTCTTATTTATTTAAACTTAAAAATTATGGCAAAAGTATATAAAAATATGTCAACTCTATTTGAAAAAGTTAAGTTGGGTAAAATTGATAATCAATCAAGTGTTGTTACAAAAACATTCTCTAATATATCTTATTTCAAAAAGAAAGAATTAGTGCAACCACATCTTCATTATTTAGATGTAAGAGCATTAGATTCATCTATTAGTAGTTTTGTACATGAAAATTCTTTTAAAAACACTCCGTTATTTAGAAAAACACAAGATAAAATAAATGCTAAACGTACTAGTAAAAAATTAGAACATTATGATGCAAGTAAGTTGCATTCAGAAATGATAAAGATTTATAAGGATTTTCCTAAAGAAGTATCTAGGGATGTGTTTAATCAATATTATTGTGAAAATGGAAAACTTCAATTTGAAAATAGAAGTGAACACAATAAATATAGATATAAAATGATTGATAGAGCTAATGATCCTGTCACTAAAGTTATCACTAGAGAATCTCACATAAAAAGTATGGTTTTTGCAAGAAATATGGTGCAATACTATTTAAGTATGTTTGCTATTATGAAAGAAGAAAATCCTCAAGAATATCAAGAGATGATGAATAAAATTCAACAGGAAAGTGCACAAAGCAATCAAAATGGTGATAGTAATGATGCTAAAGGAAATGATGGTAAACAACAAAAATCTGATGGAAATGATTCTAAAAATGATGATAGTAAAGGAGATGATAGTAAAGATGATGCTGGTAAACCAAATGCAGATAAATCAGGTGAGCAATCAGGATCTGGTAAAGGTGATGGTGATCAACAACAAGATAGTCCACAGTCTGCTTTAGATAAACTTATGGAGAAGTTTTTAAATAAACCTGATAATGCAGCTCAAAAGTTATATCAAGAAGCTATGGATACAGCTAAACAAACTTCTAATAATCTTGATGAAACAATGTCTAAAGAAGATATGGATGATTTATGGGAAGAATTAGCAAAAAACCCAACTAAAACAGGTACATTAGATAAACTTTCTGATGGTTATTTAAAAGAAATGCAACAAAAATTATCTGAAATAGATATAAATGGTGATAAACTTAAATCTCATCTTAAAAAGATTTTAGATAAAAGTTTTTCATATTTTAATGCTAAAGAAGAACCAATATTTGATGAATTCTTAAATAGTCCTAATATTGATGGGATACTTGATTTTGAATTTTTACATCCAAAATTTAGAAAATTTTCATTAGAAGATATTCAAGTTAAAGATGTTAGAAAATCAGGTAAAATTAATGTTTACGTTGATGTCTCAACTCATTGACCCTGTTTATATTAGGTATATTCAATAAAAAATGTTATATTATAGTATAAACTATAATATTATAAAAAAAATACGCAAAAAACTTATTACAGTTGAAGAATCTTTAAAAATTGTAGAATTATACAAGAATGGTATGACTACTAGAGAATTATGTATAATGTTTGATTATGGTTTAAATGATAGAAATAGTATATTAAATATTTTAAAAAAATATAATATACCTATCAGAAAAGATAATCTTACACATGCTACAAAATATCATATTGATAAAGATTATTTTAAAGTAATAAATAGTGAAGATAAAGCTTATTATTTAGGATTATTATATGCTGATGGATATAATGATACTATTAAAAGATCTGTAAGATTATCTTTACAAAAAGATGATAAAAAAATTTTAGATTTATTTAAAACTTATTTAAAAACTGACAAACCTTTAAGATTTTGTCAAAGAAGTTTAAAAAATCCAAAATGGTCAGATGTATATACTTTAGATATAGAAAATAAACAAATATCTATAGATTTGCATAATTTAGGTTGCGTAAAAGCAAAAACATTTTTAATTGAATTTCCTAATTTTTTAGAAAATAAATATATTTCACATTTTATTAGAGGTTATTTTGATGGTGATGGTTGTATTACCTATAGTAAACCAAAAAAAATAACACATAATAAAAGCATGCAAATATCATTTGTTGGTACATATTCATTTTTAATGTCTTTACAAGAAATTTTTATAAAAGAATTAAATTATTCTTATGTAAAATTTACTAAAAGATATAAAAATAAAAATGACAATATTTATACTTTAGCATATGGTGGAAATATTAAAATTTCTAAATTTAAAACATGGTTATATAAAGATGCTCATATTTTTCTTGATAGAAAATATGATAAATTTTTATAGGGACTTGTATATAGTAATATATACTAAAATTAGAGTTAATTGACTGGAAACCCCTAAAGATTTGTACACTCCCTTAAGCAGTAATGACTTAAGTATAGTAAAAGAGACAAATATGTTACAATGGGCAATCAGCAGCCAAGCTACAGATACATCTGTAGAAGGTTCAACGACTATGGGTTTATCACCCAGTACATTCAAGTGAATGGAAAAGCTCTACTCCTTTTTAAAAGGATGATGATATAGTCTAATCTTACATGAAAGTGTAAGCTGTGAAATATAATAATTATATTTTCCGAGCATAAATTAACGAATTATGCTGAATATAAATGCAGGTTCTATGGGATCTAGTGCTAATATTAAAGATACTGAAATGGATAGATTGACATTTGCTAAAGCTGTATTAATTAAGCTTAAAAGAATGGATGTTATTAATGAAGTTTATACTTTTAATACTAATATTAAAAAGAGAAATACAGAGTTAAATGATTTATTAACAATAAATACTATTGGTGGTACATCATTGACTAGGGTTGTTAATCATATAGCTGAACAAGGAGTAAATGCTATTGTTATAACTGATGCTGATGATTATTTAAATGCTTATTCTGGTAATGCATTTTTTCTTGGTGTAGCAGGATCTAATTTTAGATGTTTTAATCCTGGATGTAGAAAGCAATATGTAGAAAATAAACAACTAATCCAATTCACTGGAGATCATGTTTATAACATTGGTTTGGATGGATTTCCTATTATGTAATTTATCTTCCTTGTGATCTGTATGCAGAAACACTTTTGTCTTTTGGACCAGAAGATTTTTTAGCTTTTCCTCCTTTACGTTTACCAAAACTGATTTTAGTAGAAGATGCTGATTTTGTTACTTTTGCCATGGTGTTATACTAATGTTTTTTGAATTGAAGATGTAAATAAGTTAGTTCCATCACAAACTAAAGTTATAAAATCAATAGCTCCACTAGTTGTGCTTGGTGTATATGTAGTACCTGTAACTTTTACAATACTTCCTGAAAAAGTTACTGTATTATTAGTATTACCAGTTATAATTTTTAAAAAATATGTTCCAGGCATATAATTAGTAAATGTTATTGCTGTTGCTCCACTAGCACCTGTATTTAATGTTAAATTAACAAAATTTCCAGTTGCAAGATTTACTGTAACAGTTGTATTTGCTCCAGTAGCTACAGTTTGAACAGTCATATTATCAGCAGCTAATATACCATTAAGCTGATTTAACATTCTGTTTACACCTTTAGATGTGGCTAGATATCTATTATTTCCTAATTTAGGTACTGATGACATAGTTTTATAGTTTTATAGGATGACATATCCTTGTTTATCAATTTTTTTAGAGTTGTGTAGTGCAAGAAGATCTCTTACAGATTTTCCAAATGTTTTTTGGAAATGAGGATAATCTTTGAAATTCCAATCACCACCCCATTCCCAGCCATATTGCTTGAATAGTGTGACAATTTCTTGAAAATCTGATTTACCATCACTATCAAAATCTATAACTCTATCCCAAGATGCAGTTTCATAATTGCCATCTTTGTCTTTATCTACAAGAAGTACTACATCAACAGCCAATCCATAGTTGTGATATGATAACCCAGCTTTGGCTTGTGTAACAATCTTACCTGGTTTTGTTCTACCTTGAGCATACAAACCAGATTGTTCTTCAAATGTTCTAAGAGTGAATGAAAATCTACAAATAGCTTTACCTGTTAGACTAATGCATATTTGATTGTAAATTTCTAAAGCTTCATCTCTAAGCTTTGGATGTAATGATTTAATACGTTCAATTGTAATTTTGTCTTGCATTATATTAATTTAAACTTAAAATATATATAAACACATATAGATAAACCAATAATCACTAATAACAAGATTAGTTCAGTTTTAGCTTTAGCTATTGATATGTTCTTATCTCTTATAGTTAATTCTTTATCCTTAATTGTTAATAATAAGTTATTTATAGTGTCAGATTTACTAGTGCTTTCTTGTTTAAGAATAGACTCTAGTTTTAAATCACGGATGTATTGTGTTTTAGTTACAGTTTTTACAATTTCTTTAGATGAAGGACATTTAACAGATACAATTCCATCTTTTACAGAAACCACCGCACCTGAATTGAATACAGTGTCTATATTAAAATTATTTTGTATGGTGAATGTATCTATAATATAGTTTTGCTTATACAATGTATCTATTCTTGAAGAATCTATTATTACAGTGTCATTAATACAATAACCACGTTTAACAACTTCTTTTGCAACTATTTCAAACTTCTTAGAGTTAGTTAACACTCTATTAACAGAGTTACATGAAGAAACACAAATTAATGTTATAATTAATAATATGTAGAATAGTGTAAGTTTGAGGGAAGTAGACATATTATGCTTTTTTTGTAAATACAGATGAAATCTTGTTTAATGCAGTGTCAGGACTAAATAGTAATGCTATACCAATTGTTAATGGAATTGAAGCATCTGCCCAATTTATTGAGGGTATTTTAAATACAGAAATAATAGAAGCTATAATGATTATAAATCCTATTAGGGTTGTTTTCCAACTTTTAATTAAGTTTTTTTTCATGAGTTAGATTTTTTAAAATATCTTTTATCATCTACTAATGTTATAAGAGTGTTAACACAAGTATCTGGAATATAAGGAGACTTTTCTTTATTATTTGGTTTTTGAATGATTGAGAATGTATTAAGAGCAAACACTTTATTATGTAAGGTGTTTGTTTCTTCTTTTAAATTCATAATTTCTACATGATCAGCTGCTGATTGTGCTAACAACTGCTTAACATCTGTTTTGATTTCCTTGATGTCATCATACAACATTAAAGCTAAAATACTCAATACTGATGGGAATAACCAACTTTTAACCGTGGTTAATAGTGCATTTTGAGGAATTGATGCCATATTTCAATAAATTTGCGTAAATGTATAAATAAAGATTACACTATTAATATACAAAATAAAAACAACAAACAAAAAATTATGACTAAAGAAAATTATAGAAATATGATGTCTGAAAAGTTAATACTAGCTTTTCAGCAAACATTTTATGAAAAAATTGGATATGTACCTATTGTGCATACAATTAAAGAGCATAGAAAAAATAATAAAATATTGAAATTAGAAGAACTAGAATCAATTATTAATCAATTTATTCCTGAAGAATTAACTAAAAGACATAGAATTAAATCTATAAAAAGTTCATCTAGATTTAGACCATTGACAGATATTAGACATATGTTTTGTCATATAGCTTATTCTATGGGTTATAAACTTACAGATATAGGTAGATATTTAAATAATAGAGATCATACAACAGTGATTAATTCCTTAAAGAGATTTAAAGAATTAATGTCATATGATGAATTATTTTTAAATAATTATGAAATAGTATTAATAAATATAAACAAACACATGGATAATGGAGATAAATTACTACACTTTGCTCTTAAAGAATCAGCTGACACCGAATCAACATTATCTTCTGTATTGTTGTAAAAACAATATAAAAAGTTCACTTATATATAATCCTGCACAAGATATAGGATTATTACAAGCATCTGGATTTTTAAATAAAGATAATACAATTACAGATAAGGCTGAAAAAGCTATAGATAATCTTGGTGGTATATTTAGAAAAACTAAATCCACTGCTGCTGAAGATTTAATGGGGGTTGATTTTTTAGTGTATATGAGTGAATTTAGAAATCATTTTCCCACAACAAAGAGATCATCTCCAGCAGAAATAAAAACAAAGTTTGCTAAATTATTTATGGAAAATCCAGGAATTGACTGGAAAATCTTAATAAAAGCAACACAACTTTATTTTTCTGAAGATAGAGATGACAAATACATATATAAAGCATCCAATTTTATAATGGTTCAAAGAGGTGGAATTAACACCTATCCTATTTTGGAATATTATGAAAGAGTTGAAAATGGTGAACAACCCTTAGATTCAGATGTAAATATGTATCAGATATATTAGCAAATAATTATATATGAATACAAAACAACAAGATGTTCCAGTGAAAAAATGGAGACATGTGTCTGAAATAAGACATGAGACACTTAATTACATTAAGAAGAGAAGGATAGGACTTATTAAGTCAATTAGAACTCCATGGCCCAAATTAAACAATGTGATAATGGATGGACTAGAGTGGGGAAGCATATATGTCATTGGTGGTAGACCTGGTAAAATTTGAAAAATTAAAAAAAATTGATTATATTTGTATAAATAACATATATGAATATTAATAAAAAATATAATGGTGTAAAAGGAATATATTGTATTCAAAATAATATAAATAATAAAATTTATATTGGAAGTTCTAAAAATGTATATGGAAGATTAACAGTACATAAATCTTCTCTTAAACATAATAAACATAAAAATTCTTATTTACAAAATTCTGTTAACAAGTATGGAATTAATAATTTTTCATGTTTTTTATTTACTATATGTAATGAAGAAGAATTGATTATGATTGAAGATATTTATATTGAATATCTAAAACCAAATTATAATCATAAAAATGTTTCAGGAACAATAATAAGTGAAAAATTAAGAAAAAAAATTAGTAACACGTTAAAACAACATTATATAAAAGGAATGCCTGTTCAAGGAAGTAAAAAAGTATTAGTATATGATAGAAAAACTGGAATAAAAGTTAATGAATTTAGTTCAATTAAAAAAACTTCTATTGAATTAAAAATTAATGAAAGTTCTATCAGAAAAGTATTATTGGGAAATAGAGATTTTAGTACTATTTATATATTCAGATATGAAAATGATAATAGAGATGTAATTCCTATTATTTTAAATGAGTCTACAAAAAGTAGAAGATTTAAAAAAATTAAAATAAAAGAATATAAAAATAAAAAACCTATTATAATCAATAATATAAATACTAATGAAAAATACATTTTTGAATCTTATATCAAAGCTTCTATTTTTTTTGGATTTAAAAATCCATCAAAATTTTCAGAAGCAATAAAAAGATACAATAAAACAGGAAAACCTTGGAGAAATCAATTTATTTTTAATACCCGATGCCTGGTATAAATTCTGTAAATTGCTGGAAAATCTAGAGATAGACAATCAGCAGCCAAGCTAATTAGAAATAATTAGAAGGTTCAACGACTAGTACATGGAGTCTCAGCAAGTTATGTTGGAGATAGTAAAGTACCACGAAAACAGAACAATAAAATTTATTTTATTGAAGATATAGTCTGAACTGTAGATATAATCTAATAAAAACTACAGAACTAAAAGATAAAGAGCTTTTAGGATAACAAATGACGGGTAAAACAAGTGTTGTATCTCAGATTACTAATCAAGCTCATATGAATAATCCTGGGCAGGATTTTGCAGTGCTTAATTTTCAATTTGAGATGGGAGATAGAGTGATTGGTGCTAGAGAGCTTACTAAGCCACTTAACATGGATATAAAGAAGATTTTTAGTGCACATCCCACTGATAAATTAACTAATAGTGATTTACAGGAGATTGAAAATTTTCACACTGATAAAAAATCTGATGAAATATACTATGTCACTGATGCATTAAATGCAAAAGACTTCACAAAAGAAGTTTTAAAGTTTTATAGTATAGTTCAAAAGCCAATTATTATTACTATTGACCATTCTGTATTAGTTAAAAAAGGTGCAGATGAATTAAATCAAATGGAAGCACTTTATAATCTTTCAAATGAAATGGTTTATTTAAAGAAAAAAATACCTGATAGCATGTACATAGTATTATCACAAATGAATAGATCTATTGAAGATCATACTAGAAGAGTGAATGGTAATATAGCAAATTATCCCACCTCTAATGATTTATTTGCTGCTGATGCTTTGATGCAAAATGCAGATGTCGTTATACTTTTAAATAGTCCAGATAAGATGGGAATTACAGAGTATGGTCCAGAAAAAATTAAAGTGGAAAATGGTATGATTGTATTTCATCTTATAAAAAATAGATTTGGAGATTTATGTATGTTATTCTTTAAACAAGATTTAAAATATTTTGAAGTACAAGAAGGTCCAACACCACAAACAAATAAAGTTCATATTAAAAAATTCACACCATAATGATAAAATTAAATACAAGAAGTCTAGGTACACCAAAAGTAAAAACTACTGACAGAACAAAGATTGTTAAAGAGATGTTATCATATCATGAACCTGCTTTTTGCATGTTAAATGAAGATAATCCATTGTTTTATCCAAAATGTCCATTTATATGGAATGATGAGGAAACTATTTCATTAATGAAAGCTGAACTTATTTCTCCTGTATTCTATACAGAAATAGTAAATGCAGATTACACTATAAAAGATCCTAACAGAACTTTGTATAAATTCCGTGGAAATATCAATTACATTAACGAATATTTTAGTAAAATTGAGAATGGAATTACTGGGGAATATTCAAGATATTTCGTACCTTTACATGAGTTTGAAAGAGTTGATTTACAATTGCTGTTTCCTGAAGAAAAGCCTCCTGTTATCAACTTTAATCTTCCAGAACCTCTAAACACTTCTAAATTTACAGAATTTCCTTTATCATTTAAGGAAGATGAAGATGATAGAGATAATGATGAAGATTCACTGATGACAAAGCTCACCATCCGTGATCATGCTGCAATTCAATGGAAATTACCAGTTTCAAAAAAAGAATGGTTAAATAAATTAATAAAACAAGTAAATAATGGAACTAGAGAAAACAAGTAGTATTTTTATGATGCAATCATTTTATAATATTTAAATATAGTGAAAAGTTTGCATAATTAGAATTTATATAGTACTTTTGATATATGAAATTATATTATAATTATATTTTATTAAACCCTCTTAAACAAGGAAATTTTAAATACAATGATTTAAGTTTTGAATATGAACCATTTTATGTTGGTAAAGGTTATAAAGACCGTGTTTATGAACATTATAAAGGATGGTATTTAAAAATTGATTATAATTTAGATAAAAAAGATTTAATTTTAGAATTTAATAACCAAAATTTAGAACCTTTATTTTTAATACTAAATGAAAATGAAAATGAAACTTTTGTTTTAAATCAAGAAATTGAACTTATAAAAAAAATAGGAAGAAAAGAATATAATAATGGACCTTTATTAAATAAAACTGATGGAGGGGATGGTGTTAAAGGTAATTTAGTATCTAATGATACAAAATTAAAATTATCACTTAATAATAGATGGAAAAATCAAAAAGGAAAATTACATTTTGCAACTAAACCTGTATATGAATATGATTTATCAGGAAAATTTATAAAAATGTGGGAAAGTGTTACTGAAGCAGAATCATTTAGAAATAAACATCCTGGTAATATTAGTACTTGTTGTTTAGGAAAAACTAAAACTGCTTATAATTCACATTGGTCATATGAATATAAAGGATTACAATTTTCATTTATAAAACCAGAAAAAAAGAAAAAAGGTAAAGCTATTATAGTATGGAATAATGAAGAAACTTTAAAATTTAAATGTATAAAAGATGCAGTTAATCATTTTAATTTAAAAAGTAATTCAATATTTCATGATGTACTTGCAGGTAGAAGAAAACAATTTAGAAATTATAAAATAAAATATGATGTCAAAAGAAATAATTAATACAGATAATACGAATAATATAGAAAAAGTAAAAGAATATTTACAAACTTTAATAAACAGTAAACAAATACCTGTTCATATTAAAACTGTAGAACAAGCTTTTATGATTAACCAAATGGGTAAAGAATTAGGGTTTCCTACTCTTCAATCTTTTCATTATTTAATTCCCATCCAAGGAAAATTAAGTTTGAGTGCAAAAGCTGTAGGTGCTTTATTGAGAAAAGGTGGTGTTAAATATATCACTAAAGAAGATGGTGTATATGTATTTGCTGATGGCACAACAGATACAATATCACTGAAAAAAGATGGAACAAAACCAATTGATAGAAGAACTACAATTGATTTTTATAGAGATGGTTTAGTGGAATCTTGTTCTTTTACTTGGAGAGATGCTGAAGGTCAGGGTTTAACAAGTAAAGACAATTGGACACGAATGCCCAAGGAAATGCTTTTTGCTAGATGTTTAGCAAAAGGTGCTAATAGAATTGGTTCAGATTTATTATTAGGATTGTACACTGCTGAAGAATTAGCAGATACATTTTTAAATGAAAATCAAGTAAAAAGAAATGAAGACTGCACAATAGCAGAAATTATAGAAGTAAAATAAATTAAAAATTAAAAACTAAAAAACATGGCATTAAGCACAAAAAACATGAAAACTTCAGAAGGTAAACTGAACAAAACCATCAATCCAGGAAATGTAATTGGTAAAGTTTATGACATTTCATTAAAACCAGGTTACAATCCTGATAGTTATTATCTTGTATTGAATGTTGAAACATCACCAATTGATGATTTTGAAGGATTTTATATTGATCCATCAGATGAATCTAAAGGTAGACATTTAGGTCAAGTGGGTAGAGTGAGAACTTCTCAATATGCTTATGAAACAAAAACACTTCCTAGTGGTGTTGAAGTAAACCGTGATGAAAACATCTTAAAAGTATTAATGACATTAGCTAAAGCTCAAAACACAATTGATGCTCTTAATGAAATTAATGCTGATACAATTGAAGAATTTGTATTAGAAGCAAAAGATGTAGTTTGTAATAATGTTTATTTAAATTTCTGTATAGCTGGTAAAGAGTATACTAATAAAGATAAATACATTGCATATGATTTATATCTTCCAAAATTATCTGGAAAAAAATATGCATTTTCTAATGATGTTGATAGTGTATTGACATTTGATGAGAAAATTCATATTCTTCCTGAAAAGAAAAAAGCAGCAGAAGCTTTAGCTGATTTTGAACCAGCACCATCTAACAGTTTTGATATGTTTTAATTGTTAATGACATGTGAATAAGGGGAAGTGTAATGCTTCCCCTTATTTTTTTGTCTTTATTTTATTTTATGATTAGTATAAAGAATTTAATAATTGATTATAAAGATATTCCTGAAACGTGGATTTTTGAACATTATTGTAAGTTAAACAGAAAATTAATTGGACAAGATGAGAAAATAAAAAGCATGTTTAATAGTAAAGATACTGTTCCTAGTATGTGTATTTATTTTAATAAATCTATTGGTAAGTATAAATTTAAAGATTTTTCCACTGGTAAAAGTGGTGATGCTATTAATCTTGTTATTTATATTTATGAATTGTCTTTTAAAGATGCAGTTAATAAAGTGATAAATGATTATAAGAAATACATTAATCATTATAAAGAATATACTATATCAGAATTCAGAGAATATACAAAGTTTAAAGTTTGCTCACATAGTGTAAGAGAATGGAATATATTAGATAGAGATTTTTGGGTAAGATATAATGTAGGTACATCTTTACTTAATAAGTACAATATTAAGCCATTAGAAAGTTACACTATGGAAAAAGGGTGTGATGATGAAAATATTGAAATACAATCTATAACAATAAGTGGTGATTATATTTATGGATATTTTAAAGAAAATGGTGACATGTATAAAATATATCAACCCAAAAATAAAAATAAAAAATTCCTTAAAATTAAATCTTATATACAAGGATCTGAACAATTAGAAAATCATCATAACTTATTGATAACCAGCAGTTTAAAAGATATTTTATCTATTAAAAGTTTAGGTTTAAAAATAGATTGTATAGCACCTGATAGTGAAAACACTATGATTCCTAAAGCAGAAATGCTTAAATATTTAGAATTATATCACGGAAATGTTTCTGTTTTATTTGATAATGATGATCCTGGAATAGAAGCTATGAAAAAATATAAAAATATTTATAACATTAATGCATTTGTATTACCACTAAGTAAAGACCCAAGTGATAGTATTAAAGAACATGGTGTTAAGAAAGTGTTATACACTTTAGTTCCTCTGTTGCAAAGATCATATGAAAGAGTATCTTTGTAGCTATGGCTAAAGCTAAAAAGGTAACAAAATCAAAAGTTGTAAAAACAAGAAACTCTGGAACTATGAGTGAAGTACAGTTTTTTCAATGGATAAGACAAATTTTAAGAAAATCTTCTTTATATTGGAAACCAATAGCTCAAGTAAAAAAAGAAGCTCAAGTTTTATATAACGGACCAAATAAAAAAAGAAAATATTCTTATGTATGTAGTTCTTGTAAAAAAGAATATGCAGCAACTGAAGTAAATGTACATCATAAAGTAGAATGTGGTAGTTTAAAATCTTTTGATGACTTACCTGGATTTGTAGAACGTCTTTTTTGTGAAAAAGAATTACTATCAGTGCTCTGTAAAAACTGTCATGATGCAGAACATAAAAAATAAAACTTATGGCATATGTTTATAAACATACTAGACTTGATAAGAATGAAGTCTTTTATATTGGTATAGGTTCTGATAATAAAAATAAGTTTACTAGAGCTTACTCTAAAAAAAGAAGAAGTAAGTTTTGGAAAGATTTAACTAAGAATATAGATTATGAAGTAGAAATACTTTATAACAATATTACTTGGGAAGAAGCTTGTCAAAAAGAAAAAGAACTTATACTACAGTATGGAAGAAAAGATTTAAATACAGGTACTCTTTGCAATTTAACAGATGGAGGAGAGGGAGCTAAAGGATATATATATACTCAAGATAGATTAGATAAATTATCTAATAACTCAAAAGGAAGTAGTAATCCAAGAGCTAAATCTTGTATACACTTTGATACATCTATGAAGTTTAATTGTTTAAAAGATGGTTGTGAGTATTTTAATCTTAAATACAAATCTCAAGCTAGTTCTATTAAAAGAAAACAATCTACTGCACAATTTTATTTTGAAAATGAATATTTTGAAAGACCTACTAGAGAGCAAATAAGTAAAAAATTAGGTGTTTTAAGAATAGGAAATCAAAATTGGAAAGGTAAAAAAGCTATTTAAAACAGCTGGGGGTTATATTTGGAAATATTAAAAACTAAAATATGATACAAACTTACAGAAAGAAACCTGTTGTAATAGAAGCAGTAGAACTTAAATTTACAACAAATAGTCAAGATGAAATAATACAATGGTCTAATAGCACTATTGAAAAAGGATTAGATGGTGGATTAAGAATACCTACACTTGAAGGTGTAATGATTGCTAACACAGGTGATTATATTATTAAAGGTGTAAATGGAGAATTTTATCCTTGCAAACCTGATATATTTATGAAAACTTATAGTTTAGTATAAAAGGTGCTGTGTACTGAATGTCATAATATTAAAACACAAAATGAAAGAAAAAATAAAAGATAAAAAAGACCTTATAGATGCAGTGTATGATCAAATCATGCATGATATAAAAATTGGATATGGAGAAGCTATAGAAGAATTAATTACATTCTTACCTGTAGTAAACCTTATTGAATATCTTCCAGAAGAAAGATGGGAAGAATTTAAACATTTAAGAAAATAATTACAAACAATTAAAAATTAATTAATTATGGGGAGATATTTTGTAGGAGATATAGAAGGTAAATTTTGGTTTGCTTTACAATCAAGTGATGCTGCATCTAGATTTGCAGAAGGTGCTGAACAAGAAATAGCATATATACCTTATTATTTTACTGAAGAAGATCACTTAGAAGAAATTCAAGCAGAATTAAAAAATATAGAAGATAAGTTAGGAGATAATCTTAAAAAAATTGATGATTTCTTTGAAAAAGTTGATGGATATAATGATGATATACTCAAAGAAAATGATATCAGTAGAGAACATCTTAGTGATTATGCTGATTATAAATTAGGTAAACAAATAGAAGAATGTGTCATTAGAACAGGAGAATGTTCATTTGATGCAGAAATATAAAATATGGCACAATTACACGAAACATTAATGGGTAAGAAACTCATTACACATGATATACCAGAATTAATTAGAAATATTGAAAATCTAGGTAGATCATTAGAAAAGATTAATGATATATTAGATGATATGCATTTATTATTTTTAGAATTAAAAGAAAAAGAAAATGGAAGAAGTACAAGAGATGGCAAGTCTGATATCAATACTCAGTAATACTTTAAAAGTATATAGTGATTTTGTTGAAAGACTTGAATCCACCACAACAGATAAAGAAACAGCTGAAAAAATTAGAAAATTTTTAAAAGAACAAAAAGTATGGAATTAATGGAAGAAGATTTAATGCAAGAATCAATCACGGCTGCTGAGAATGAATTTTATAATAAAGATTTTAAATTCTCTTATAGTAGTTTAAGTAAATTGTTATGGAATCCCATAGCATTTTATCAGATATATGTTATGGGTATTAGAGAGGAAACCACCACTCCTTCTCTTACTAATGGTAAAGTGATACATGCTTTGTTGTTAAGTGAAAACTTATTTAATGAGCAGTTTATTATTAGTCC